TCGCAGCTGGGTCCGGTCGTTGATCGCGTTCAGGTCGAGAAGCTGTCCGTCATCGTCATGCAGGCGTTCGACATGTGCGCCAAGCTGGGGATGCTGCCGCCCGTGCCGGATGAACTGCAAGGGCGCGAGATCAAGATCAAGTTCACGTCGGTTCTGGCCCAGGCCCAGCGCATGATCGGCTTGGCTGGCATTGAGCGCGCCGTCGGCTTCGCAGGCAACCTGGCCGGTTCGGTCCCGACGATCCTCGACAACATCGACTTCGACGATCTGGTTCGCGACTATTGGGAGCGGGTCGGCGTTCCGGCCAAGACCCTGCGGGCGGTCGAGGACGTGCAGGCTGATCGTGAGGCGCGCGCCCAGCAAGAGCAGTCCGAGCGCATGGCGGCGATGGCGCCGGCGCTGAAGGACGTTGCTCAAGGCGCCGAACTGCTGTCTAAGACGGATGTGGGTGGAAGCTCTTTGCTTGAGGGCTTCCTGCAGCCGGGGGTGTGATGTCGCGAGAGTTTGATCCGATTGATCGGTCGTACCAGGATCTCGATCCTGATCTGGCCGATGCGCGTGAACGTGAGCGCGTTGCAGGCAATCGGTTTCGCAAGACGATCGAGGCTCAAGCCCGGCTCGATAGGAAAACCCTATCGAACAACCCCGCTTTCATAAGATGGCTCTTGTCAGAACTGCTTCGCGCTGGCATCTTAGACCCGACCTTCCACGCGCACGAGGGGTCCACGCAATACCTTGCTGGATTCCGCGCCTTTGGTTTGGCGATGCTGAAAGACCTTGAGGCCGAAGATCCTACGATCATGGTTGCCTTGATGGTTGAGCGCACCAAATCCCTAGAGAAGGCGAAAAATGACCGACACAACGACATCGACGACCGACCCTAATGAGGCGCCTGCCGCCGTCACGGCTGAAGTCGTCACCCCGCCGGCCGACGCGCCAGCCGCTGACGCCGCCCCCGCCGCGAGCATCCTGGGTGGAGCCTCGACCGACGCCCCTGCCGCCGATGGCGCTGCTGACGCTCCTGGCGATGCCGATGCCCCGTCTGCTGATGATGCTGACAAGGGCGAAGGCGGCGAGCCTGCTGAGCCGTCGGCCGAACCGTTCGAAGGCCTGAAGGCGCCGGAAGGCTTCGCCGCTCTGGATGAGGTTGCGCTGAACGAGGCGACGCCGATCCTGCGCGAGCTGGGGGCCGACACGCCTGAGAAGGCGCAAGCGATCATCGACAAGTTCGGCCCGGTCCTGGCTGGCATGACGGAGCGCGCCAACGCCCAGGCGCTGACCAAGATCGACGACGACCGTGCGACTCTGGTGGCGCAATGGGCGACTGAGGTTCAGGCCGACCCTGACATCGGCGGTGCCAACTACGCCAAGTCGGTTCAGCTGGCCGGCACGTTCATGGACCGCTATTTCGGGCCGAAGGGCGCGAAGCCGGGTGACAACCCTGGCCGCGACTTCCTCGACGAGAGCGGCCTTGGCAACTATCCTGCCTTGGTGAAGGCCTTTGCGAAGGCCGGCGCTGAGATCGGGGACGGCACTATTCATACGTCGGAGGCCGCTCAAGAGAAGCGCGGCCACAAGATGTATGACGACGTATTCCTGCCGCCTGAACAGCGTCGGGGGTAAAGCCGGTCCATACGTCGTGAGACGCTAGGGGCCTTTTTTGAAGCTCATACGCCGTGAGGCGATAGGAGGAATGTCATGGGTATTCGGAATGCAAGCATTCTGAGCCTCACGGATCTGGTCAACGACCAGAACCCCGACGGTTCGGCCGTTCAGATCGCGGAAGTGCTGCAACGCGCCGCCCCGATCATGGATGATATGGCGTGGAAGCGCGGTAACCTGCTGACCGGGGACCGCGTGTCCGTCCGCACCAGCAAGCCGAAGTCGACCTGGCGCCGGATCAACAAGGGCGTTCTGCCGACCAAGGGCGCCTCGCGTCCCAAGGACGAGACGGCGGCGTTCCTGGAACAGCGCGGCTCGGTAGACCGCAAGCTGGCGATCATGTCGGGCAACCCGGCTGAATATCGCCGTCGTCAGGGCATCCCGCACATCGAGGGCATGCACGACGATTTCGTCGACTGCCTGGTGTACGGCAACGAGTTCGCGGACGACACCAAGTTCACGGGCTTCATGCCGCGCTATAACGAGCTGGCCAACGAACAGGTCATTTCGGCGGGCGGCACGGGAACCAACCTGCGTTCGATCCTTCTGGTCGGCTGGGGCGAGGATTACGTCGCCGGCATGGTCCCGAAGAACGACCACATGGGCCTGCAGCACTTCGACGAGACGACCAACGTGCGTCTTGCTGAGGACGGCTATCCCATCGGTGACCCGATTGAGGACGGCGAGACGGCCGGCGCGACCTACCTTGGCTACCGCGACCGTTGGTCGTGGGATGTCGGTCTGTCGATCGCTGACCCGCGCTATGTCGTCCGCATCGCGAACATCGACCTGGACACGCTGAACCTCGACGTTGCCGACGGCGGCGCCTTCTTGGAGGATCTGATGATCCAAGCGGAAGAGCGTCTGGGCGCCGGCAATGACGTGCTGAACCGCGTGAATGCCTCGTTCTATCTGCCGCGCGATCTGGCCACCTGGGCGCGTCGTCAGACGAACTTCGCCAAGCGCACGAACATGGGCTTCACCGAGATCGGCGGCCAGCGCGTCACCGCCTTCGGCCAGATCCCGGTTCGCCGCCTTGACGCCCTGAACGTCGACGAGGCGCGCGTCGTCTGATCGTGATGGCCTCCGGTTCGCCGGGGGCCGTTTCCCTTTCCGCTCTATCTAGAGGAACAGAGCAATGATTACGGATCGTGAACTGACGTTCTCGGATCAACAGGCGATCACTGCGACCGCCAACTCGACCGATGTGGTGGCCATGACCGGCCTGCGCTTCGGCCGCGGCCAGCGTCTCCGCTTCTATGTGCAGGTCGATCAGGCTTTCACCGCTGGGGGCGCCGCCACCCTGAACGTGTCCTTGGTGCAGGCCGACAATGCCGCGCTGACGACCAATCCCGAGGTGCTTTACACCACGGGCGCAAAGGCCCTGGCCACCCTCGTGCCTGACGGCAAGAAGTTCTTCGTCGACATCGACATTCCGAAGCAGTCGAAGAACTTCCTCGGCGTGACCTATACGGTTGCGACGGGGCCGATGACGGCCGGCCAGATCACCGCTGGCTTGGTGACCGACACTCCGACGCCGCTGGATGATCAGCCGACGTACTGGACCGGACGCGGCGCCTGACGCGTTGAGGGGTGGGGCTTAGGCTCCACCCTTTCCTTTCTCTGACCCCAAGGGAGGCTGACATGGCCGATCAAGACAAGACCCCGAAAGAGACGCCCCAGGACAAGGCGGATCAGCAAATCGAAAAGAACGTCCGCGCCCAAGCGGCCAAGGACAACGCCGTTTCCAGCAAGGGCATTCGTCGCCCACGCTTCGTCGGCGGTGTGTTCTATGCCGTTGAAGAGCTGGAACAGATGTCGCCGGATCAGCTGGAAGAGCTGGACTCCATCGCCCTGCAAACCAGCGTCGCCAAGTCCACGCCGATCGGCAACATGTCCGACGACGAGCTTGAGGCTGAACTGGCCCGTCGCAAGAATGGCGGCAAGCCGGTTCGCACCCAGCTGGATCGCGACGACGACGGCGCCGAAGGCGGCTCCAAGACCAAGGCGCAGATCGCCAGTGAACTGGCGGCGCTTGGCGTCGACTTCGATTCTTCCAAGAACCGCGACGAGCTGGCCGCGATCCTGAAGGACGCCAAGGCCGCGCAGAAGAAGTAACGCTTCTCCTGATCCTGTGATACCAAGGGCGGTGACTACGGTTGCCGCCCTTTTCCTTGGGATAGACGATGACCCTTTCCGCCGTTCAACTCTGCAATCTGGGCCTCGACGAGATCCCTGCCGATCCGTTGGTGTCGCTCGACGACAATACGATCGCCGCCGCGATCTGCCGGCGCCAGTTTCCTCAGGCGCTGGGCGAGGTCATGGAGGCGGGGTCGTGGGACTTCGCCCGCAAGCGCGTTCGGCTGACCCGTATCGGCCAGGCCGATGCCCGATATTGGCGCTACCGATTCCAGATGCCGAACGACATGGCTCAGCCGCTGGCGGTGATGGCCTGGTATGACGGGTACGCCGGCGAACCGTTCCTCGGCCAGAGCGATGAGTTCAGCTATGCCGACGGCGTTCTGTGGGCGCTGGGCGATGATGTCGTGCTGGAATACGTGACGAATGAGCCGGCCTATTCCGCCATGTCGAAGACCTTTGAGCGCGCGGTGGCCCTGACGCTCGCGTCTCGATTGGCCATGCCGATCAAGCGTGATGCGACGGCGAAGAACCGCCTGATGCAAGAGGCTGAAGTTTTCCGCGACCGCGCCCTGGCCCGCTCGCTGAACAAGAACCACAACCGCTATGGCGACGACTTCATTCCGTCGGCGCTGATGGGGCATTTCGAGGCGCCTGAATGACCTTCCGCGCATCTTATCCGTCGATGGCCGGGGGCGAGGTTTCTGAGGCCGTCGCCGCGCGCTGGGACGTGGCGAAGTACACGACGGCTCTATCGCTCGGTCGCAACACGCTCGGGCTTCCGCAAGGCGGGCAGTATAACCGGCCGGGCTTCCTGCTGTGCGACCGCGTTCCTGACAGCACCCAGCCGGCGATTGTGTTCCCCTTCATATTCGCCACCGGCAACGCCTACGCCCTGGAGTTCACGCCGGGGAAAATGCGCGTCTATTACCGCGGCGAGCTGGTGACGCGTCCGAAGCTGACGATCACGGCGATCACGCGCGAGGCGCAAGCGATCGTCACGGCGCCGGCGCATGGGTACGTAGTGGGCTGGGTCGTGGCCTTTGACGGCGTGGCCGGCATGGTCGAGATCAACGGCCTGCGCGGCAAGGTGATCGAGGTTCTGGACGCAGACCGATTCCGCATAGACCTAGACACGTCTGGCTTCGGATCGTTCTCGGGCGACACGGGCGGCGTCGCTGGGAATGCGGAGGGCGGAACGGGAGGTCAACCTCCATTCGATCCAGACCCGCCTCCAGCGGAGCAGCCGGACAATCCGCCGAAACCGCCCGTCACGCCGCCGCCGCGCTGCCCGGCGCCTGACACGCTGATCTTGCTGGCGAACGAAACGCTGGACGGGCCTGGCGAAGAGATCAGAGCCGATGAGCTGAAGGATGGTGTTCACTATGTGTGGACCCAGCACGAGCGTTCCCTTGATTGGGGCGCCTTCTTCGTGCTGAAGGCTGAGGTCGACGAGACGCCGCGCGCTCGGGTTCGCCTGGTGATGGTCGACGGCGGCGAGGTCGTCGTTTCGTCTGGTCACCGCTTCTTCGTCGAGGGTCGGCGCTGGGTTCGGGTCGAGACGATCATAGCGGGCGAGGTTGTCTCTGGCCGGGTTGTTGATCGTGTCGAGCTGGCCGACGCCGGCCCTGTCGTCGAGATCATGGTTCACCAGGCGATGAGCTACGTTTCGGCCGGACTTCTATCGCACAACGTCAAACAGATTGAGCTTGAACCCTGATGTCGGTCGCGGCCATCTTCGAAATCGAAACGCCGTTCACGGCTGATCAGCTGTCGAGCCTCAACTACGAGCAGACGGCCGATGTCTTCGTGCTGACGCACATGAGCCATCCGGTTCAGCGCCTGCGCCGGTTCGATCATAATATCTGGATCTTGGACGACGCGCCGATTGGTTCTCAGATTGATGCGCCTGTCGGCATTGGCGGCGCCGTCACCAATCCTCAAAGCGGTGCGTCCGACTACATCGCCACGGCAAAAAGCTACGTCGTCACGGCGATCAATGAAGCGGGGCAGGAAAGCCAAGCCTCGGCGGTTTGGACGGCAACGAACGACCTGAGCCTGAAGGGCGACTTCAATACCGTCACTTGGACCGCTCACGCTGATGCGGTCGAGTATAGAATCTATGAGGCGCGCTCGGGCGTCTATGGCTACATCGGATCGTCCAAGACGACATCGTTCAAGGACGACAATATCTTGGCCGACTTCAGCTCTGGCCCGCCTACGTCGTTCAATCCCTTCGCCAGCAGCCAGAACCCGGCGACGGCGACGTTCCACGAAAGCCGTCTGTGGGTCGGCCGAACGCTGACGCGACCGAACGCCCTATTCGGAAGCCAGACCGACGACATTTTCAACTTCGACCGATCGTCGCCCCTGCGCGCGACCGATAGCCTGGCGCTGGCCCTGCGCGCTCGGCGCGTCAATACGATCCGTCACCTCGTGCCGATGAAAGACCTGACCGTCATGACATCGGACATGATCTTTTCGATCAGGTCGACGGAGGGCGGCGCCATCACCCCGACGGCGGTTCGAGCCGTGCCTGAAGGTCACCGGGGCGTCGGGACGTGCCGGCCGGAAGTCGTGGGCGACATTGCGTTCTATGCCTCTGTCGCGGCCAGCAGCGTCCACACGCTCGGCTACACCTACGAAAAGGACGGTTATCGGGGCAACAATCTGTCGGTGTTCGCACAGCACTTCTTCGACCGCTTCCAGATCCTGGGCTTTGCCTGGACTGATCAGCCGGCAAACGTGCTGTGGGCGCGGCGCGACGATGGAAAGCTGCCGGCGCTGACGTGGCAACAGGAACAGGACGTTTGGGGGTGGACGCTCTGCGAGACTGACGGCGTAGTCGAGAGCATCTGTTCTGTTCCAGAGGTGATCGACGACACGCTCTATGCGGTCATTCGGCGCACGGTGGATGGTGAGCAGGTCCGCTTCGTTGAGCGGCTGGCTGACGCGCCGTGGAAGGAAGAGGGCTGGACCGATCTGGCTGGCGCCGTCCTGCTGGATTGCTCGGTGGTGGTGGATTCCGAGATCGAGTTCGTCAACATCACCGGGTACGACGAAATGGAAGGCCGGGCCGTGGTGTGCCTGGCTGATGGCGTGGTGATCCGCGGGCGCATGATCGTCAACGGGAGCCTGGATCGACCGCTTCCCAATCCGACGAAGCGACTTGTTGTCGGGTTGCCCTATGTCTCGACGCTTCGCACCCTTCCGCGCGTGGGCGAGGCTCAAGGCATGGGTTCGACCAAGGGACGGCGCCAGTCGGTCGCCAACGCGACGATCAGCTTCATGAACACGGCGGGCTTTGGTGAAGGGCTGCTAGTCGGCGCCGGGCTGGCCAAGGACGTGAACCCGACATACTCGCTTCCGGTCCCTCAAGAGATCATGACGCAGACGCCGCCCGCGCCTTACACGGGTTCGATCGAGACGAATGGCGTCGAGGGTTCGGACTGGCGCCGGTCGGTGGTGACCATCCAGCAAACGGATCCGCTGCCGATGGTTGTCCTCGGCATTGAGGTGGATCTGGAAACGGGGTCTTAGGGTCTGCCGACATGTCGGAATCGAACCGACACCGCATCATCGTGACTTGGCCTAGGAACCCCGTCTTCTCGATGTAGCAGGCCCACCAGGGAGCGGCACAATGGAGCGGGGCGTTTATGGTCCGCCCCGCAAGACCTGGCTCCGCAGCCTGCGAGGCCGGGCGCTACTCCGGCTGTCCCATTCACCCGCCCCCTGACTCTGCGGTAGGCATGGGACTGCCTGTCAGGAGGGTTTCTGCGTGTCTGCTTTCCACGCCGCTCGCCACTGTATATACACACAGCATGATCTGGACCGTCAAGCCCGCCCTTCAAAAGCATGTCAATCGCGTTGCACAAAGGATGCGCCAAATCGACCAGATCGAGTGCAGGGCGACGGGGCGTGAGCCGAAGCAGGCCTTGCGCCACTGCCTGATTGGTTCGACGCTGGCGTGGACGGTGCTGCTGGATGACAAGCCGGTGGCCATGTTCGGCGTTTTGCCGCTGTCGGTCGTGTCGGGCCGGGCTGCGCCGTGGTTCCTCGCCACGGATGAGATCGAGCGCGGCGCGCGCCAGTGGGTGAAGTGGGGCGCGGGCTTCGTGTCGGCCATGCAGTCGGACTTCCCACGGCTCGAAAACATCGTCAGCGTCGAGAACCGCAAGGCGATCCGCGTCCTGAAGGCCTTGGGCTTTGCGGTTGAGACTGAAATCGTGATAGTCGGAGGTGTCGCGATGGTGCGTTTTTCGAAGGGCTGACAAACGTGTGCGCTGATCCGGTAACTTTGGCTGTCATCGCCACCGCCGCAACGGCCGGAAGCCAGCTCTATCAGGGCTATGCGGCGAAGCAGCAGGGCAAGTACGAGCAGAACGTCGCCAACGCCAACGCCAAGCTGGAACGCGACGCCGCCTATGACGCGCAGAACCGCGGCAAGCTGGAAGAGCAGGCCCGCTGGCGTCAGGTCGCACAAGCCCGATCGGCGGCGACTGCGGCCTTCGCGGCGAACGGTTTGGACACCACGTTCGGAACGCCAGTCGATGTCGATGCGGATTCTCTCGGCGCCGGCTACATGGACGCTCAGACCATCCGCGAGAACTATGAGCGCGAGACGCGCGGTTACCTGATCTCGTCGGCCAACTACACGGCACAGGGCAGGGCGGCGCGGGAACGCGGCAACTCGGCGTTCACGGGTTCGATCCTGCAGGCGGGCGGAACGATTCTCAGCGGGGCGTCGTCGATCTCAGGCATGATGCCGGCGCAATCCGCCACCGTCGGCGGCTTCGGTCGCTCCACGTCCTCGGGGTCGAGCCTGCCTAATAGCGCGTTCAAGTGGTGATCTGAATGGCCCGTATTCCTGTCGCCCAGCAAGAGGTCGCCCTTCGTGCGCCTGGTGGACAAAGGCTCCAATCCTTCGACAGCGGCGCGGCGGATAACCTCGCCCGTGGCGTCTCGGCTCTGGCTGGCGGTGTGGCCCAGGTCGCCAAAGCGAAGGACGACTTTCAGGCGCGCGTTGATGAGGCAACTGCGAACGATCTGGACGCAACATTCGGGCAGGCCGCTCGCGAGATCGAAGCGCCGTTCCTGCAGGCCCAAGGCAAGAACGCCGTCGATGCCGCAAAGGCGACGCTGGAAAGCTATCAGACGACGCAAGCCAACTTCCTAGCGCGCGCCACGAATGAGCGCCAACGGGCCATGCTGAAGGGCGTCCTAGATCGGCGCATGGGTCAGTTTCAGGACCGGTACAACGGACACCTGACGCGCGAGACGGAGAAGTGGCAGACGAGTGCGGAGGATAGCCGCTTGGCGTCCGTGTCCGTTGACGTGGCGAACGCGCCCGTCGGCTCGGAAGAGCGCAACACGGCGTTCATGGCTCTGGGTGGTGTGCTGGATGGGATGCAGGCCCGGCGCGGCTGGGATGCAGACACGCGCAAGGCGATGGGCTTTGCGGCTGTCTCTGACATCCACGTATCGACGCTGCAGTCTCTGGTCAGCGCGGGCGACGCGACGCAGGCCAAGGAATATCTCGACACCTACGGCGAGAGCATTGATCCGCAAAAGCGGGTCGGGGTGGCCAATGCCGTGCGCGAGCTGGATTACGACTATCGCGCCGAAGTGCTGGTAAACGACACGTTCAAGATCGACGAGACGCCGCTTGTCGATGTGGCGCCGCAAGGCGGAACGCGCGAGACGGTTCGATTCCAGCCTCCGGTCAGCGCCGCGGTGGGTTCCCGTTTCGGTGCGCGCCGGTCACCTGGGGGTGTCGGTTCGACCGATCACAAGGGTGTCGACTTCCCTGTTCCGCCGAATACGCCGATCACGGCCAGCCTGCCGGGCGTCGTGCGGATCAAGCAGGATCCAGACGGATACGGCAACTATGTCGTCATCGACCACGGCAACGGCTTGGAAACGCGGTACGCGCATCTGAATCGCTACAACGTGCGCGATGGACAGAACGTCGGTCAGGGCGACGTGATCGCGCTGTCTGGTGGTGTGCGCGGCGCGGCCGGCGCCGGGAACAGTCAAGGCGCGCACCTTCACTTTGAGGTTCGGCGCAACGGCCAGCCGGTCGATCCGGCAACTGTGTTCAATCGTGATACGACCGTTGCGCCTCCTGCTGGCGGTTCTGGGCGTCC